ATGGAGAAATCCAATACACCTGTAAAGTATAAGTATTATACACCTTCAGTTATGAAGGACTGGAGAAATGATAATTATATTGGTGACTTTGCTATTGATGGTGATAAAGATAACTCAAAAAATATGTATGGTTTCACCACTAAACCAAGTGGTATGTATAGAACTATGCATAGAGCATCAACAAAATTCCACGAAACAGGTTTGAAATCTTATGTGAATTGTTATGTGGGTTTTGTAAAAGAGGATAAACTCTTAAACACTCAAAGAATAAATTTAATTCAAGAATATATTCGTTTAAGAGTTAAGTATTGGTCAATTTATGGTAGAGATGTAGAGTATCTTATCTTAAATGGATTTTTTCCTCAAGATGTAGATAAAGAAAACAAGCAAGACTTTATTAAAGTTGACCAAAGTATGCTTGACAAAGTTATTAAAAAGTGTTATAGTTATGACAAAAAATATCCAGGAAAACATCCTAGTGATATTGAATGGGGCAAACTATTTCAAATTTAAATAACTATATCAATACTGATGGTCTACCTATAATGGACACCGAGTCTTTTGTAGAGATGACCAACAGTATTGGTAAAGAGCAATTTAGATTAGATTTAGCAGAATATATTGCTAACAACAGACCCAAATATCCTTTTAAAAAGATATCACTAGATGATATCTCTAAATTATTTACCTCATTGAAAGAAAAGGATATTTGGGATTATCTTACACCAAAAGAAGACTTGAAAAAATTAGTAGCAGAAAAGTATGATGATTACAAATACCCATTTGACAAATATGGTTTAGGTATTATTAGTTGTTCTCATAACTACAATGATATATCAAACTACTTTCATAGAGATTTAAGACTTAACTGCTCATCATACGGATTTAAAGCTCCGTTAGATGTGTGGAATAATGGTGATGCAAAAGATATATGGAGAATATTAGGTCCAGTATGGAGAGGCATCAATAAGAAAAAAAATTTGATAGAAGATACTTATATATCTGCCATCAGATTACAAACTTATGTAGCAACACAGTTTAAACCAAACGTAGCAAAAACAATATATCAAATGACCAATGCTAAAAAGGTATTAGATACTAGTTGTGGTTGGGGTGATAGACTAGCAGGTTTCTTTACATCAGATGCGGAAGAATATATTGGTTGTGACCCTAATCCAAATACCTACGAAAGATATATGAAACAGATAGAAACCTATAATTCATTTCTACCTAAACCTAAAAAGGTAAAGATATATAGATGTGGTGCAGAAGATTTGCCTTGGCATAAAATTAAAGATATTGATTGTGCGTTTACTAGTCCACCATATTTTTCTACAGAAGAATATAATAAAAACGGTAAATACCAGGAAGACCAATCTTGGTTCAAATACAAAAACTACTCTGGATGGGCAAACGATTTCTTTTTACCTGTTGCTAAAAATACATTCAATAGTTTAAGTGACAAGGGTCATATGCTAGTAAATATTATGGACCCAAAAGTTAAAAATATTAGATACAGAAGTTGTGATGAGTTAGTTGATTCGTTAAAAGATTATTTTACTGGACAGATTGGTATGAGAATATCAAGAAGACCTAAATCAAATAAATTATTTAAAGATGAGCAAGAGAAGAAACAGTTTAGTGAAAGTTTTTATATAGAAAATATTTGGTGCTTTACAAAAGATAAAGACTTTGATTATTTTAGACTTGCCAGAAAGGCAACTTTATATTAATATAGCAACTATGAAAGAATTTGATTATAAACTACCATACAAACAACTAGATTTTAGTAACAAAGAAATTAGAAAACTATATCGTATTGGTAGAGGTGAACAAGGTGTTTTATTAGTACGACCATATACAGATGATATATGTAAACACTGGAAATTTAAAGTGCCTTCTATAGCAAGAAAATCTGCACAGAAGATTTATGAAATGTATGCTGATTACAAAGGAATGATTTTGTAGGTATGGATATGTGTCGTAAGTTTTTAGAAATGGGATTTACAAGAGCAAGAAGATATGCTAATCATAAAGACGGTAAAAAGTATGATGCAGAAGGTAATATAAGACCACAGGAAAAAGATTGGGCAACAAGTAAGAAAGCACAATCGGCAAACATCTTTAAAGTGTACAGAGATACAGTTGCCAAAGACCCTAAATATAAAGCAATGAGAAAACATTGGCGTGATTTTGAAAATACAATAGGAGTTTAAATGAATGATTTTTTGAAAGAAATTGTAAAAGATGTTGGTAATGATTATGCAAGTTTGGCAAGTGATGGTATTGCCGGTGGAGATGTAACATCATTTATTGACACAGGTTCATATTCTTTTAATGCGTTATTATCAGGTTCAATCTATGGTGGATTACCTGCTAATCGTATCACTGCAATTGCTGGTGAAGCTGCAACTGGTAAAACATTTTTTGCATTAGGTATCTGTAAGAACTTTTTAGATACATCACCTAATGCAGGTATAATTTACTTTGAATCTGAGAATGCTATATCAAAAAGTTTAATTGAAAGCAGAGGTGTAGATAGTAAAAGAGTTGTTGTTTATCCTGTCGCAACAGTACAAGAATTTAGAACACAAGCAATACAAATTATAGACAAGTATCTTGCACAACCTGAAGATAAAAGACAACCAATTATGTTTGTGTTAGATAGTTTAGGTATGTTATCTACCACAAAAGAAATGGAAGATACTGCCGCTGGTAAAGAAACAAGAGATATGACTAGAAGTCAAATTGTTAAATCAGCATTTAGAGTTTTAACATTGAAGTTAGGTAAAGCAAATATACCTATGATAATGACTAATCATACTTATGATGTTATTGGTTCAATGTTCCCACAAAAAGAAATGGGTGGTGGTTCAGGTCTGAAATATGCCGCCTCATCTATCGTATATCTAGGTAAGAAAAAAGAAAAAGAAGGAACTGAAGTTGTAGGTAATATTATTCATTGTAAAAATTACAAGTCAAGAATTACAAAAGAAAATGCAATGATTGATGTTAGATTAACTTACACTAAAGGTCTTGATAAACATTATGGTTTATTAGAACTTGCTGAAGAGGCAGGTGTATTTAAAAAAGTATCAACAAGATATGAATTGCCAAGTGGTGCAAAACTATATGGTAAACAAATACTAAATGAACCAGAAAAACATTTTACAAAAGAGGTATTGGATAAAATAGATGACTACGCAAAAGACAAGTTCACTTACGGGACTGAATAAAACTTATAAGTTTGTACAGAAAACAGATGAAGACTTTGCTTGTATTCAACTGCTAAGTGGTGAATATAAAGATGTTGTGTATAAACACAACCACATAAAGTTTGCACCTGAACCAAATGAGAATGATGAGATACCTTTAAAGTTTGATTATGATGTTTTAGTAAACCCTAATCAAGTAAAGGTAGATACAATAGAGTTTCAAAATTATATTGGTGATATTTTACTAGAGGTGGTTCAATATCAATTAGACAATGGGACATTAAAGTTTGACGAATAATTATATTACCTATTTTGATGATGTTTTAGATAAAACGTTCTGTGAAGATATCATAGAGTATTATGAGAAAACTAATAATAAAGAATTAGTAGAAAATAATAATATGAGATTTACACAACTAAATCTTAATCAGTCTGAAAATGGCAAACCATACGTTGATTATATGATGAGAAATTGTTTTATGCCGTTGATAGAAGAGTATAAAATAAAGTTTAATATAAATCAGTTTCCAGATGACTATGCTTATGAGCAACTAAGAATTAAAAAATATATGCCTAACGACAAAGATGAATTTAAATTACACGTTGATGTAGAAGATTATCCTACTGCTAAAAGATTTTTAGTATTCTTTGTTTATTTAAATGACAATGAAAAAGGGTTGACTTGTTTTCCTGATTATGATATAAAAGTAAAACCAAAAACAGGTAGAGTGTTAATGTTTCCACCTTTATGGACACATAGACATTATGCTGAGAAACCAATAAAAGAACCAAAGTATATTTTAGGTTCTTATTTACATTATGTAGGTGCGTTATGAGTGAAAGAGTAGAGCTAACAATATTAAGAAACTTATTTTTCAATGAAGACTTTACAAGAAAGGTAACACCTTTTATTAAACCAGATTACTTTACAAGTAGAGATGAAAGAATACTATTTGAAGAAGTAGAAAAGTTTATTGTAAAATATAAGAACAGTCCTACAAAAGAGGCAATACTTATTGAAGTTGGTAAAAGAAAAGATATCAATGAAGATGAATGTAAGTCTGTAGAAAATCTTGTCAATGGTTTTAGAAATGAAGAAGTAGATTTACAATGGTTGTTAGATACCACAGAACAGTTTTGTAAAGATAGAGCAGTTCATAATGCAGTCTTAGATGGTATTAAAATACTTGATAACAAAGATAAGAAGAGAACACCAGAGGCAATACCTTCTATTTTATCAGAGGCACTTGCAGTTTCATTTGATAGTCATATTGGTCACGATTATATTGGTGATGCTGATAGAAGATTTGAATGGTATCATACAAAAGAGAAGAAGTATCAATTTGATTTAAATTATTTTAATAAGATTACTAAAGGTGGTGTTCCTGCTAAAACTTTAAATGTTGCACTTGCCGGCACAGGTGTTGGTAAAAGTTTGTTTATGTGTCATTGTGCATCATCTTATTTGACACAAGGTTATAATGTATTGTATATTACATTAGAGATGGCAGAAGAAAAGATTGCTGAAAGAATAGATGCTAACTTATTAGATTTAACAGTTGATGATTTACATACTGCACCAAAACAATTGTATGATGACAAAATTAAAAAGTTAAATACAAAGACAACTGGTAAATTAATCATCAAAGAATATCCGACTGCGTCTGCACATTCAGGTCATTTTAGAGCATTAATAAATGAACTATCATTAAAGAAAGATTTTATACCTGAAGTTGTGTTCATAGATTATTTAAATATATGTTCTAGTAGTAGATTTAAAGGTGGTAATATATCATCTTATTTTTATATCAAAGCAATTGCTGAAGAGTTAAGAGGTTTAGCAGTTGAATTTAAAGTTCCAATTTTTAGTGCAACACAAACAACAAGAAGTGGTTTTGTATCTACTGATATTGGTCTAGAAGATACATCAGAAAGTTTCGGACTTCCTGCCACTGCGGATTTTATGTTCGCATTGATGAGTAATGATGAGTTAGAAGCTTTAGGTCAAATGAAAGTCAAACAGTTAAAAAACAGATACAATGACCCTAGTGTGAATAAAACATTTGTCATTGGTGTTGATAGAGCAAAAATGAGATTGTATGATGTAGAGGGTTCTGCACAAACATTAGTAGATAGTAACATTAACAAAACAGAGGACGCATATGATAAATTTAGTGACTTTAAATTATGATTAAGTTAAGATACTCAAAAAGACTTCGTAAAAGAGGTGGTAAAATGTTCTGGCAGGTCATAGAAAGACCTACTAACGTTCTAATTGGTGAATACTTTTTTGAAGAAGATGCTAAACAGATAGTAGATTTTCAAAATAAAAACCAAGTATGGGCAATAAACGGTGGTGTACCAGATTTTTTGAGCATTAGAAAGTAATGTATATACCTACTCTAGATGATAAATTTTACTCAAAACCTATAAATTTAGATATTACAAACAAATGCACGTTACAGTGTATGACTTGTCCTAGACAAGCAGATTGGTATGATAAAAAATTATACAAAGACATATCAACAGACGATTTAGTTAAGATAAGTAAAACGTTTTCATACATAGAGTTCTGTGGGTATCAATCTGACCCTATTTTTCATCCTGATTTTGTTCATTTTGTTTTTTTATTACAGATGCATAAATTAGATATTCACACTTCTGCATCACATAAAAAGAAAGAATTTTATGAAGAGGCATTTTCTGTTTCAGGTAAAAACACAACTTGGATTTTTGGGTTAGATGGGTTACCAAAAGATAGTCATATACACAGAGTTAATCAAGATGGTGAACACCTATTTGAGATGATGAAATTAGGTTCTAAAATGAATGTTAATATTGTATGGCAATATATTGTTTTTAATTATAACGAAAATGATATAGATACTGCTAAAAATATGGCGATAGACAATGATATAAAATTTAAATTATCACTTTCTAGTAGATGGTTTGGTGGGTTAGAAAAATTAAAACCTAGTGAGAAGTATTGTGCTTAAACCTAAGTGTATTACAAAAGATAAGAATGGTAACGTTCAGTGTTTAGGACATTCAGCAGAGGGTTATATAACACCTTGTTGTTGGATGAACGATAACAATACTATTTTTTATCAAGAAAAGTTTAAAATATCAAACAATAAATCAATAAAAGATATTACACAGTCTAAAGAGTGGATAGAATTTTACAAATTATTAGCAGATGAACCTAAAAAGGCACCTTGGGTTTGTCACAAATATTGTAGTGAAGATAGTAAAAATGATACTTTTGGTGTTGAAAACTTATAAATACTTGTACTTGATTTATTAAATGGGAAGGTGATTTTGCTTATGGGACAGATGAGGAAAGTATGCTTGACTTTAAAACATTTACTACAAGTAGTAAGAATTTACATCTAGAACACCTAGAAGATGCTATCATAGACAAAGGTTCTTCTGGTGGAGCAGAGGCGATTGCCTTTTTAAACTCAATTAGAGATATGTTAGTTGGTGACTCAAAGAGCAGTGTTAATATAACTGTTAAATGGGACGGTGCACCAGCTGTATTTGCAGGTAGAAATCCAGAAAATGGTAGGTTCTTTGTAGGTACAAAATCTATATTCAATAAAAATCCTAAAATAAACTATTCTATATCAGACATACAAAAAAATCATTCAGGTGGTGTTGTTGATAAGTTAATAGTATCATTCAATGAACTAAAAAGAGTTTTTAGAAGTAACATCATCTTGCAAGGTGATTTATTATACACAAAGTCTGATTTGAAAGGTGCAAGGATAGATGGTCAAGAAATGATTATCTTTACACCAAATACAATCACATACGCAGTACCAAAAAACTCAGCAATGGGTAAAGATATTTTAAAATCTAATATGGGTATTGTATTTCATACAAGTTATACTGGTAAAAAAATGGAAGACTTACAGGCAAACTTTGGTTATTCACAATCAGGCACTTCAGGTAAAGTTTTTATGGCAAGTGCTAAGTTCAGTGATACATCAGGTTCTTCAAACTTTACAGACAGTGAATTAAAAACATTTGACAATATAATTAAAATGGCACAAGGTTCATTAAATAAAGGTGCCACTGTTTTAGATATGTTACAAGAAAAGGCAACAGACCCATTATCTGTAGCATACAGATTAAAAGTATTCTTTAATTATTATATTAGACAACATAAAGGTGATAGTTTTGATAAAGTAAAAACTTTAGTTGATATGTTCAAAGAGTATTTTGAAAACTCACTACAAGGTGAGGTAGATAAAAGAAAAACACCAGCAGGTCAAGAGAAGTTTAAAGTAGCATTAGAAGGTGGTAGACAGTTTATAAAGAGTAATCAATCAGCAATCTATATGGCAATAGCAAGTCATATTAGTTTACAAAGAGCAAAGATATTTTTATTACAAAAGATGAATCAAATACAGAGTATAGGTTCTTTTATTAAAACAGATAGTGGTTTTAAAGTTACTGCACCTGAAGGTTTTGTAGCACTATCTAGTAAAGGGGCAGTTAAGTTAGTTGATAGATTAGAGTTTAGTAAAGCAAACTTTACAATAGCAAAAGATTGGGTGAAGGGATGAAATTTAAAGAGTTAATAAAAAAAATAAATTTACACGAAGGTGTATATGATAAAGGTATATTTAAAGCATTCTTTTTAGCAGGTGGTCCTGGTTCAGGTAAAACATTTGTCACTGCTCAAGCATTTGCTGGTACAGGT